GAAGCCTCTAGTACGTTTAGTTCTAGTAGAGGTATTCAAACTGCAATTAAAGATTTTATTAATAAGGGTATTCACGATATCTATAATGAAACTGGTGAGATACCTTTATTATATTCAAGAACTACACAAGATTTAACTATAGGTGATAATGAATATAATTTTCCTGCTGACTTTAGAAAAGCAGATATGGATTCATTTTCAATGGCTCCAACAGAACTAGTAACTAATGGTGAGTTTGCATCTAATATAACTAGCTGGACTACAGGAGATGGATCACCATCACATACATCAAGTGGTAATGGTAGATTAAATTTAAACGATGCAGCAGCTTATCAAGCTATTAGCACTACAGTAAACAAAACTTATAAAATACAAGTTAGAGTTTTAAGTCCAAATAGTTCAACTACTGGATTAATAGTAAGAGTTGGGACATCAGCTGGAGGAACACAAAATTTAAATACAACTTTAGCTGTAACTAATTTTAGAGAAGGTGCTATATTAAATACTACATTTACAGCAACAGCACAAACATCTTACATTTATGTAGAAGCACCAAGTGTACAATTAGATGTTGATTATGTTAGAATATCAAGAAGTGATATTTCTACAAGAAAATTAGTGTATATAACTTATGATAGTTATTTGCAAACTTTTAAACCAACTGATGATACTAATAATAGTGGTGGATATTCTATACCATTAAGAGTATATATATTACCTGATCATTCAGCTTTTGGTATAAGTCCAAGACCAAATACAAACGAATATACTGTAAGTTATGATTATTATACAACACATACAGATTTATCTGCTCATGGAGATAATATGAGTTTACCTGACAGATTTAGAACATTGATAGTTGATAGAGCTAAATATTATACGTACATGTTAAGATCAGATCCACAACATGCACAATTAGCTGATAGAGACTTTCAAAGAAAATTAAGATTATTAAAAGTAGACTATGCTACTAAAAACGATTATATGCGAACTGACACCATAGGAGAAAGTATTGCTACAAACATAGGAGGTAGAGTAAGCTAATGGCTATTAGAAAAGAAGAAGAAAAGAAAAATGGTATGAAAGTTACTGATAACATGGATGGTGATAAAAATGCTGATAAAAAATTAATGGCTGGAGTAGTAAATCCTTTTACACAAATAGAACAAATGGAATTAAAAAAATTAGGTTATAGTAGAGCATTAAAAAATCCTGGTATAATGAGTTCTAAAGGTAAAGAAATGGGTATAAAAATTTTAAAAGATATTTTAAGTGTTAATAAACAAAGGTAAATTATATTATGGCTATTAGAGATAAATTTGAAGAACAAGAAAAAAATGGTATGAAAATTGTCACCAATATGAATGGTGAAAAAAGAGCTAATAATAAATTAGAAGCAAAAATGACAGGGATACCTAAAGACCTTTCGTATGAAGATGCTGTAAAAACATTTGAAATGAGTCTTGATCGTAGACCAGAAAGTGTTGATGAATTATTAGAATTTTTTAAAAATAGAAAATTAAATAAAAAAACAACAAATACAAAAACAACAGCTTAGTAAATGCCAACTACTGATCTTATATCACCGTTTGTAGTGAGTTGTGCAGGTGGCTTAACACTTAATAAAGATGTGTTTTCTATGTCTCCTGGAGAAGCTCTTATATTACAAAACTTTGAGCCTGATATTAAAGGTGGATATAGACGTGTCAGTGGGACAGCACAATATAATACTACAATTGTACCTGAAGGATCTAGTAATTCTAGTCTAGTAGTTGATTGTTCAATAATATTTAATGGACAAATAATTGTAGCTAGAGGTGGGGATATACACAGAGGAACTACATCAGGTAATTTTACAAGTTTAACAACTGGACTTGGTACATCTACTAGAGCATACGACTTTGAAAAATTTAACTTTGATGGTACAGATAAACTTATAATTGCAACAGGACACTCTGCTGCACAGATAATTAATACAAGTTTTGCAGTTGATGTAGTAAATGCAACAGGTGGTGGTACAGCTCCAAGTAATCCTAAGTTTGTAAAAGCATTTCAAAATCATATGTTTTATGCTGGTGCAACTAACTCACAAGAGATTATATTTAGTGTACCATTTGAAGAAGATAATTTTACAACTGGTAGTGGTGCAGGATCATTTAAAGTTGACTCGACTGTTGTTGGATTAAAAGTATTTAGGAATGAATTAATTATATTTTGTCAAGATAGAATTTATAAATTAACAGGAACATCAAGTTCTACATTTGCAGTACAAGAAGTTACAAGAAATATTGGATGTAGAGATGGTGGTAGTATTCAAGAGATTGGTGGTGATGTTATATTCTTAGCACCAGATGGTTTAAGAACTATTGCTGGTACGGCAAGAATTGGTGACGTTGAACTTGGATCTATATCTAGACAGATACAATCTAGAATTGATGAAGTTACATTAGATAGAATAACTTCTGTTGTTATTAGGGATAAATCACAATATAGATTATTTTATCCAGTAGATGCAACAGGACAATTATCATCAAAAGGAATTATAGGGGTATTAAAAAATAACCCTAACACAGGATCTATAGGATTTGAATATGCAGATATAGTTGGTGTTAAACCAGCTTGTACAGATTCAGATTTTATAAGTAATGTTGAGACTCAAGTATTTGGTGGTTATGATGGTTTTATATATAAAATGGAATCAGGTAATACATTTGCAACAGGTGCAACAACTACAACTATACAGGCAGTATACAGATCACCAGATATGGTAATGGGTGACCCAGGATTAAGAAAGTATATGCAGAGAGTTAATCTAAACTACGAAGGTGAAGGAACAACTATTGATGCAAACTTAGCTCTTAGATATGACTATGATGATCAGAATACTCCACAACCAGCAAAGATAGCATTACCTAGTGTAGGTGGTGCAGGAACATACGGAGCAGCTAAATATGGTCAAGCACTATATGATGCATCAGGTGTTCCATTAGTAAGACAATCAGTAGAAGGTTCAGGATTTGCAGTAGCACTACAGATAGATGATCAAAATAGTGCAGACTCATTTTCAGTAAAAGGCTTTCAGTTAGAATTTACCCCAGGAGGAAGAAGATAATGGCAGGCTATTCAGCACGACAATCTAGCTTTACAACAGGTGATACTATCACTGCTGCTCACAGCAATGATGAGTTTAACCAAGTACTATCTGCATTCAATGCAACCACAGGACACACGCATGATGGAACTGCGGGTGAAGGAGGACCTATTGGTTCTATTAGAGATGCTGATGCTTTAAATAAAGTATTAGTTGATTCAACAAATAATCATTTAGAATTTTATGTAGAAGTATCATCTGCAGCAGTACAACAATTAAGAATACAAGATGGTGCTATTGTACCTATTACAGATAATGATATAGACTTAGGAACTTCCTCTCTTGAGTTTAAAGATTTATTTATAGATGGTACAGCATATGTTGATGCTATTAATTATAATGGTACAGCCATAAGTGCTACAGCAGCAGAACTTAATATTTTAGATGGTGTTACAGCTACAGCATCAGAATTAAATGTGCTTGATGGTATCACCGCAGTTGTAGGTGAATTAAATGCTTTAGATATAGGAAGCACAGCAGTTGGAACAGCTGTAGCAAGTAAAGCAGTTATACTGGATTCAAACAAAGATTATACAGGTATTAGAAATTTAACATTGACAGGAGATCTTACTGTTGGTGGTGATGATATTACTATGGGTACGAACACTGCAGGTAATATTTTAGTTGCAGATGGTACAAATTTTAATTCAATTGCTGCAGGTAGTTTATCTGAAATATCTACTGTTGCGAGTGATGATGTTTTCATAGCAGTTGATACTTCAGGTGGTGGACTTAAAAAAATTACAAGATCTACATTAGTATCAGGACTTGCTACATCAGGTGCAATATCAAATGTAGTAGAAGATACGTCTCCACAATTGGGTGCAAACTTAGATACTAACTCACATAATATTTTAATTGATGATGCACATGGAATTAATGATGAAAATGGTAATGAACAAATTATATTTCAAACAACAAGTTCAGCAGTTAATCAATTTGATATAACTAACGCTGCAACTGGTAACCCACCTAAAATATCAACAACAGGTGGTGATTCAAATATTGATTTAGATTTAGAAGCAAAAGGAACAGGTCATGTAACTGTTAGAGGTAATACAAACTCAGGTGCTATTCAATTTAACTGCGAATCTAATTCACATGGTCAAATTGTAATTGCACAACCGCACTCGGCTGCTGTTACAAATACTT